TTCCATTATAGGATCTGCGTAAGTAGCAAAATCTGCAACATTATTACTTTGTGCATCATCAAACTCAGAAGTGTTATGTCTATGTCTTAATATAGCATAATCTTTTAATAAACCTATTTCTTCCTTAGTCAGAAAATTTTTTACTATCTTATATTTAAAATCTTGTTTTATTTTCATATTATAAACACCAAGCTACCATAGCATATCTTGTACCCCCTTTGACCACATTAGCCTTATGGGGATATAAAAAATTTGAAGGAAACATAATTGTTCTACCTTTTTTAGGTTCTACCTTTTGTGAATGTTTTTCATCTGGAGAAAACATTTCAAAATAACCATCTTGGTAATCATCGTTAATAAATGTTACAATACTTAATGTTCTAGGTATAGCGTTAAAATGATCAACATGAGGTTTATAAAATCCACCTTCTTCATATTTTAAAAGCTGTATATCTTGAACTGGATTTATAGCTAGGTGGGGTACAATAGGTAAATAATGATTTACAATTGCATTATTTAATTTGTTAGCAAAATAATTTGACCAATGTACTAAAGTTAAATTTTTTTGATATTTACTTAATGGAAGTACTAAAGTATTTCTAATTTCTTTATTAACTATTCCTTTTCCTCCGCCCACAAGTGAATCTTCAAAATCAACTTCTTTACATACTCTATAAAATGTATCTAACATTTTTTCAGAAAAGATTTTATCTACTACTTTTACATACTGGCCTAATTCATAAGACTTTACTTGCATGATTTTTTATTCCAAAAATCTAGTTTATATGTATGAAGCATCCTTAAAGGATACAAAAAATTATTAAGCATATTTTTTTTTTCATCCATAGTCGATAATTTCATTTTCCAATTATTTCTTTTAAAAGGTATTACTTGTGCATAAGGCGTACCCTTTTTAAGTGTTGTTTCAAGATTAGGATATTTATCACCATTTAATACTATAGGAAAATTTATTTCTTTATGAAAAGTATCTGTATCTACAATAGCAGGTAAAATAGTAAATCTATCGTCTTCATTATTCAATGGAGGAACAAATAAACAAGAATAACCGGGTGGTGTTTTTATTATCCAAGGATTAGAAATTTTATAAAATGGTAAATTTTTATTTTTTTCAACATGTGGAGAACCTTCTAATTGTTTTATAGGATGGTTAGATAGATGAGTTCCATCATTAATATTTATACCTTCATGTGCCATATTTTTTTCAATAGGACACCCATAAAAAGAATCTTTAAATTCTTTTCCATTTTTGTCTTTGTTAGTAACATTGTGATGAATAGAAATATCAACTGGTATTGATAAGGAATAACCAAAAGTCAAACTGTCTAATACAGGAATACATCCCTTAATTGTTCTATTGTTTACAGAATGCTCTAGTTTTTTATACCAGTCTGGTATGTTTAATTTAATAGGTTTTGGATAATCTTGTTTTAAATTAAAATATGATTTAGGTGCAATAAACTCAATTTGTTTTTCAAGCATAAATTAGTATTACTACTAATTACTAAAAAAATCAAGTTTTACTAGCCAATCTCGTGTATATGTACAAAATCAATAGAATTATCGAAACAATGTTTTTCCCAATTTATAGGATAAGTAAGAGAACTTTTATCAACTGTTGGAAGATAATCTACATATGCTTTTAATCTCACACCAAATTGTTTTGAACTATTACCTTTTAAATAATCATTTGCTTTACTAGTAAATACATCAAATTTATTTTGTAAACCAGCTTCATCTGGCATTGTTAATTCTGATTCAAGATCTGTGAAAGTTGCAGTCGACCCATCAATAGTTACCTCTTTTTGATTTGTAACATAACTATTAAAATCACTATCTGAAATATCAATTTCAGTTTTTAAGAATGAAGCAATATTTGCATCTGCAGCGTCTGCATCAGATTTTGATATTACCAAAAAATTTCCGTTATCTAATAATATTTTTGCCATGTTATGCTCCTAAATCTTCGTAAACTACTAATGCACCTGGTTGTCCTGGGCCACCTGGAAAATTAGGGTTTGTTGTTTGTGCACCACCACCAGATCCACCTCCACCTACGCTGGGTATACCACCAGCTATGCTGGCATTTCTCCAGTATTCTCCAAAATTACCTGGGCCATAATCTACAACTAAATGGTTTCCAGTTGAAGCCGATGTATTACCTGCAGTTCCTGGAGGTCCACCGGGAGGGGTTACTGCTCCTCCACCATTCCCTGCTCCACCTGTTGCATTATTTCCAAAAGTAGTACTTGCAGCTACACCACCTATAACAAAAGCTGATGTAGAAGGTTGTGATATTGGAATTAAGAATGCTCCTCCGCCGCCTGCTCCACCAGTACCACCAACACCTGGTGAGTTATAAGCCCCTCGGCCACCATTACCACCCCCACCTAAACAGTAAGCTAAAATTTTTGTAGCGTTTGGTTGTGCAACGTGGTTTCCACTAACAGGACCTCTTTCTGCTCTAGTCTGAATCATATTTGCTCCACCAGCTGTACCCGTTGAGGCAGCAGTTAATCTTCCTTGTGCATCTACTGTAATTGATGCAAGTGTATAAGATCCTGCACTTACTGAAGTATCTGCTAGTTTAGCAGCAGTTACATTGTCGTCTAAAATTTTGGCTGTCGTTACTGCGTCATCGGCAATTTTAGCCGTAGTTACATTCGCATCTAAAATTCCTGCGGTTACGACTGCGTTGTTTGAAATTTGTGCGGCTCTTACAGCATCATCAGCTATTTTTGCGTTAGTCACTGCATCATCAGCAATTTGTGCAGTTCCTATAGTTCCACCTAATGTGTCTAATGCTATCTCATTTAAATTTGTTCCGTCAGAATAAGCTGCAACTATTTTTGCTTCAGCAGGAGTAAATCCTGTTCCACTTACAGTTTTAATTGTAAGATTAGTTATTCCACCAACTGCGGATAAATCAAAAATATAAAATTTCTCAATTGAATCTGGAATTGTTACTACTGATGCACCTGTTAAGGTTCCAGTAAATTTAATTACCATATTTCTTGCATTTGACAATGCACCATCAGACATTGCAAGAGTTACAGTTCCACCATTTGTTAATGCAACTGCTTCATAACCAGCTATTGCTTGTTGAACTAATTTTAAATTTTCATTTGTATTATCACCCCATGTACCAGCATTTTCGCCAGTTACCATAAGCTCTAATTTTAAATCTGCTGAATAACTTGAAGCCATAATTTTGTTCTCCTAAATAATAATAATTTTACCTTACTTATGCTGCTAGATCAACCTCTGACCAAACATTATTTACTCCTGGATCTACTTCAGACCATGCTGTTATATTAGTACTACCAACAGAGCTTGTCAATTCTATACCACTAACAGTCACATTTGCAATACCAGTGACAGTTGCTTGACCTATTAATGACAATAATTGTTGTCCAGTAACACCTTGATTTTGACCTGGAATATCCTCTGTTTGTCCAAGACTCATTGTAGCTTGAATTCCAGTCGGTTGTTCAACTGTTGTTTGTACAAGAGACGTTGTGCCTAAACTCATTGTAGCTTGAATTCCAGTTACATCTACTGGAGTTTTTAATCCACCAACTGAGGTTCCTACTGACATAGTTGCTTGTATTCCAGTTAGTTGAATATTTGTATTTCCAACAACAGAAGCGATTGATCCAACTTCTGAATCTATTTGATCTTCTGAAGCAAGTACAAATATATCTTGGTCAATTTGAATTGAGAATGATGGATTTGCGTAAGTTATTGTTAATGCTGGTGCACTAACAGAAACTTCTACATCAGTGAATGCGTTTGCAGCTGGGAAATTAATTGTAGAAGTTAAAGCACTCATTTGTGCTAACGCAGAATAATTTACACCCCAACCTAAATTACCCCAAGTATCTCTGCCCCAACCTGATCCAATTAAAAAAGTAGGATCAATAGTAACTGATCCCGCAGTAGTTGTTGCTTGTGATCCAGTAACATTGGCTCCAATACCAATTGTTTCTTCTCCCATAGCAGAAGTAAGTTCTAAACCAGTTAAAGTTAAATTTACAGAGGTACCACCAACGGCAGTTGGCGTTGCAAAAGCTAATTGTATTCCAGTAACATCTACTGAACCTTCAGCAATAATTGATTCTGATACAGAACCAATTGTAGAAGTTAATTGTTGTCCAGCTAATATAGGATTAGTTCCAGAAAGGTCTCCCCATTCATTTTCACCCCATGTATCGCCACCCCAACCAACTTGAATGTCGGCATCGACTGTTGTGTTTCCAATACTAAAAGTTGCAAGTGATCCAGTTGCAGTTAAACCAACATCTCCTTGAGCTGCCCAACTTCCTTGTCCCCATTCTAATGCACCCCAAGTATCTGAAGTAATATTAGCTTGGCCACCCATACCAGCGTGATTAGAACAATAATAATATATTGAAGACGGTGCTGTATTTGCTACAACAATTTGTGTAAAAGCTCCTGATTGTCCTGGAGTCCCACTTGTAGTAACTCCATCTGTATATGGAGTTGAGTTTCCAGAATCTGATGAAAATACTAAGGGATGAGTATTGTTAGATGCATCAGATTGATCAAATTTATAAGTAGCCCCTTTTGCTAATGAGATAGTAGGGGTAAGTACACTATCTAAATAATATTTGTTGCCCGATCCAGGATTAGAAACTGTAACAGTAAATGTTTTTGTTGTCACTAGATCGGGCTCCCATAATTATTATGCTATTCTTAATATCGCAGCAGATGTTGTAAATGCTGGGAATTGAATAGTAAATGTTCCAGATGTTGCAGTTTTATCAGAACCAAAATCTAATACAGCAACTGCGTCAGTAGTATTTGAGCCACCGTCTGTAGTTGTATTATAAATTAATGCTCCTCTTGCAGTAAGAGTTACACCAGTAAATGATAAGTTAGCAAAACTCGTTATTGCAACTGCTGATGAAACTTTAACTCCTTGGTTTACAAGAGCTTTACCACCAGCTGAATATCCAGATGGTGAAGAAACTTCTTGAGCCGTAGAATAGTTTTCTGTTGATGCTCCTAAAGTTGCTGCACTTGTGTACATCGCTAACTTGTAAGTGTCAGATGATGTATCAAAATCGTGTTTTCCTTGAAGTAATTCTTTTTTAAAAGAATTACAGATTGCGTTTGTTGTTATAGCCATAATTGTTCTCCTTTATAAATTTATGGAGATGGTGATTCAATTTTTATTCTTGGAACACCATCATCAAATTCTGCACGTCTTCTTCTGCCCATTTGTTGTAGAGCAAAATTTTGTACTTCTTCAGTATACTTTGTTTGATAGAGGTTGTATAGATTGTCTGGTCCTTTTAAGAATCTAAAAGCCTCAGACAACACTCCATGTAATAACATCGACTCTTGATAAGTAGATAAAAAAGTATTGTTTGTTGAAGTAAACTGTGGTGGATCAATTATATAATTGATTTGAACAGTATATGCAGAATCTGGTGTAGGTGCTACTAAAGCTGTGAAATCATCCCAATTTGCCCAATATTTCGGAGTGCCTGTTGCTCCAGAATTATTATATTCGGATATAAAACTAGTATCTCTTTTTTCACAAAAAGTTCTATCATTACTACTATCGATAACTTGAATAGATCTTATGATCATACAATCAGCAGGTAAACTTAAATATCTATTTGAAGCAGTAAAAGATGACGTAGAATATTTTCTTAGATCATCATAATCAACTTTGCCAGCAACATCTAATTCTACAGATCTAATAAAATCTTGTATAATAGCATCTGTTAAAACATTACTA